GTCTTATAGTACCCCGGGAACAGTCCCGAGTGGTAAGACGACGACGACCGTGGGTAACACTATAGCAGTTATCTCTGTTATTGAAGAGGCTTTAGATTTGATCAAGCACAAGGCTATAGTGTCCGGGGACGACGCGGCCATCCTCATTCCGTTGAGGTTGGTTAGGGAAGCACGAGGGATTTTACTCGACACAGGCAAGTGTGCCGGTTTCGAGTTGAAAATCAAAGCTTCCGAAACCAGATGTGATATGGAGTTCTGCAGTGGCCGTTGGTGGCCAGCGAACACTCACAATGGTTTTGCGTTTGGTCCCAAACCCGGCAAGTTACTGCCCAAGCTGTTCTTTGCCACGTCACAGAATTCTGTTGGCAACAACGGCTATGGATACTGTCAGGCAATATGCACAGGCATATTGTCCACGGTCTCCCACCTCCCGGTGGCATATGAATTCATTGAGCGAGTAAACGCAATAACGATCAATGCCAAAGTCCGTATGACCATGCGGGATAAGCTCAAGGCTGAGGCATTGATGAGCATCAGGCGAAGTCTCCCAGTACAGCCCTCTGAGGGTATCTGGGAGGCTTATGCACATGTTTACGGGTTATCGCGTGGAGAATGCGAGGAAGCAATCCGCGAAATCCGTAAGGTGAAAGAATTGCCTGACCTGGTTGAACATCATGTTTTCGACATGCTAGTTGCACAGGATGCACCGGCTGTCGGTGACCCCGTAGATCGTAATCCGGGTATGTTCGCCACAGCTAGCCTTTTAGGAGCTGTTGATCGGTGCTATTCTTGGTTGGCACCCTTTGTCGAGGAAAAATGGCGAGCCAGCAATCCTGTGCTCGCAACCACAGCTCTTGTGGTTTTGGAAGCGGCCACCTGGAGGAGAACGGGGCGCGACATGCTGCTATATTACCCTGCTGGGTTGATGCATCTGTGCGCCATGTTACTCCATCTGAAAGGTAGGCCGAAAACGGCTTTGGCCCTACATTTCGCATTTAATGCCACTATCAACATGTTGAATTGGTGGAGCCGCAGACGTGCGGCAAGCGGAAGTTTGGGATTAGCCGTAGTTACTTCTTACAATAGTGCAAGTAGGCCTAAGAGTCTTACTATTGTCGATAAAG